ATATTCACAATCTTATGGTGAAATGGATATGGGAGCAGTGGGATTGGCTGTAGCTGATACTACTCCACAACAGGCTCAAAATTTAGTAGGTGCTGCTATGAACTTGCAAGGTGAAGATGTTCTTGGTCAATTAAAGAATATGTTTGAGGGTAGTAAAATTGGTACAGCTGTGATGACTGGAGCAGCTAAAGAAGCGATAGGAAAGGCGGGGGGGCAAACAGGAGCGGCGGTTCAAGCATTACAAAAAAAGGTAGGAGTAATAATGAATCCCCATAAGGCGATGATTTATCAAGGTCCAGGAGGATTTCGGACTTTCTCTTATACTTTTACTATGTCTCCAGAGAGTTTAGCTGAAGCTGACGTGGTGAAAAATATAGTCTATTTTTTTAAATATCATATGCATCCTGGAATTGCAGGAATTGTACCTTCTCCTGGTGGTCCCCACGGCGAACAGTTTGCACTAACAGGCGAGGGGGCGAATATTAATACTTCAGCCGCTCTTACTTATCCAGAAGAATTCGAAATTAAAATGTTAATTAATAGAGCTTCATCGAGGATGGGAACAAACCCCCCTTTATTTAATATTGGAAAATGTGTTATGGAATCCTTTAATGCAGATTATAGTACTTCCGGTGGCCCTGCCTTTTTTTCTGATGGTGGTGAACCAGTAACAACCACTATAAGTCTTGGATTTAAAGAAACAGTTCTTATGACTAAACAAATGATAAGAAAAGGATACTAATATGTCAGAATATTTTTCTAATTTTCCTAGAATACTCTATGATATTGAAGGTAAAAATTCTACTACTCCAGAGCATATTGTTGCAGTAAATCTTATGATTCGACAAAAATTTAGGGATGCTATTAAGGAAGAAATTTCTATGTATTATCCCTATGTCATTCCAGAAGAAATGAGCAGGCCAGATGTTCTTGCATTTAATATCTATGGTGATGTAAAATATACATGGACTATTTTTATGGTTAATAATATACTTGATCCTTATTGGGAATGGCCTATGGATAGTAAGAACTTTGGAATGTATTTAAGTAATAAGTATGGTTCAGTTGACACATCAAAGATTACTCTTCATCATTATGAACAAATTATTCATTCTAGAACAGAAGTAACAGGAACTGCAGACTCAATTCCAGAGAGAGCAGTAGAAATAGATTATACTACTTATCGCGCGGTGGGGGAAGATAATAGAAAAATAGTATACGCGTATGAATATGAAGTTGATAAAAATGAAGCAAACCGTTCAATTAGTCTTGTTGATGCATCATATATTTCTGGTGTATTGGATGAGACAAGACAATTATTTAGATAATAATAATGGCAGGAACTTTAACAGATAAGGAAAGAAAGTCCGCTTATAACCCTAAAACGCCAGGAATGTTTCCTGGTGATTATAAGGTTACAAAGTGTAGACTTATCTCTCCGACTAGGGGCGCGGATAATCCAATAGACCTTCAAAAAGATGCTTCAGCATGGCAAGAAATTAATTTTTATGAGGACTTGTATAGTCCTATAGTTTCTGGAGATATTACAATTCAAGATGGGGTTGGATTGATTGAATCTGTTCCTATTGTTGGAGAAGAGGTTTTAGAAATATCTATGGCTACGGCTGGCGCCGTACCATCACCAATAGGAAGTCCTGCAGGATCTGAAGCTGATATTGATGTTAAGGATTTACCAAATTTAATTATTAATAGATTTAGGATTTATAAAGTTGATCCACCAGTAAAAATTAATGACAATTTTCGGTCGGTTAAATTATATTTTGTGTCTGATGCTCAAATTACAAACATGATGGTAAAGGTTCAAAAGACTTATCCAACCGCAGAATTAACATCTTATAAAAAACCAGAAAATCCCTTAGAGGATAAGACATATACTATTGCAGATATGGTGAGGGATATTTTTTATGATGCATTTTTAGGAAAGAAAAAACCAGCAAATCATCGACCAACATCTAAGAATTTATTAGTGGAACCGACTAAGGGAGTTTATTCAGCATGTATTCCTAATTGGACTCCATTTAAGGCTATCAATTTTTTAGCCACTAGAGCCCTATCAGCCAATCCTTATTCTAAAGGTGCTAATTTTGTATTTTATGAAACTCTAAAGGGATTCAGATTTGTAGCTATTGAAACACTTATGCAGGGTGGATTTCGAGGATATAAGATGACGCAAGATTTTCCTACAAAGTTTAAACATTATAATACTTATAAAACTGAAAGTGATGCGGGGGGAGCAAACACCGCCTTTATACCAGTTTATGATGGAGGCTCAGAACCTGGGGCAGAACCATTTACTCCTCTTATTGGAACAGCGGGTAAAAAACCATTTGTTGCAGTATATGTTCACAGGCCTGGAAATTTAGATACTGTAAGTGAAGCAGAAAAAAGATATTCCGTTACAGAGTTTCATGTTGTACATACTTTTGATACAGTAAGAAATCTTGGACTTGGAATGTATGCTAATAGAGTTCTTACTCATGATTTAGTTCGGATGAAATGGTCAAAAAATGATTTTCATTATGTAAACCCTGAAGAGACAATAAGTTTTGTTGACGCGACTACTGGTGCAGAAACTATACGGCCCAATCCAGATAAACCAGCTAAAGAAGAGAATACTTCAGAAGATGATTTTTTCAAGGCAGACCCAGGCAAAGTGTGTTCAAATGCAGCAGATATGCTTGGAAAGCCAGAAACTTATACTTCCCTTTATCCATCAAATAAGGGAATATATTTTAAATTTGCAAAGGGAATTAGGTCTACGGCATTCATTGATAAAGAAGGAGATCTTTCTCCAGGTGGAGATTTTGAAGCACAGACTGTACATGGTGGACCTCCATCAGATAATCCAAAAGAAACAGAAAAAAGAGTTGAAGAATGGTTAGGACAAAGAACTTCACAAAAAAGACAATTAGAAACTATTAAACTTCAATTTAGTGTACCAGGCGATTCAGCAAGAGAGGTGGGAGATTTAATATGGTTTCAATATCCATCAGAAAATCCAGAACCAATGTTGGGAAACAAGCCTGTAGAACCTCATAAGTATTATAGTGGAAAGTATTTAATTACAGCATTAAAGCATAAACTTACGGGTTCAGAATATACTATCCACATTGAAGCAATTAAGGATGGATACAGGTCTCAAATTTCACCCAATTTTGGCTTGGTAAATCCAGTGATACAATCCCCAGATGGAGTAGGAGTGGCGAGTGGCAACTAATTTTATGGGAAAAGATGGGTTTATCTGGTGGCAAGGAGTTGTTGAAGACCGCCATGACCCACTCTTTTTAGGTAGATGTAGAGTCAGAATTCTTGGATGGCATACTGAAAATAAATCTGAAATGCCAACGGAGTCTCTTCCTTGGTCATTTCCAATTCAACCAATTACATCAGCGGCACAAACTGGAGTAGGAACCAGCCCAACTGGTCCAGTAGAAGGAACGTGGGTTGTTGGATTTTTTAGAGATGGAGATGCTGCACAAGAACCAGTTTTCTTTGGTACTCTTGGTGGAATTCCAGAAGACCAAGCACCAGACCCTTCTAAACAAATAGGATTTGCGGACCCAAGAATAGAAAAACCAGATGAAGAACACCCATATGTTTTATCCAACAAAAGGCTCTTGTCTTATGATGTAGATGCAGATGCGAGAGTTCCTAGAGCTCCAAAACTTGTTAGTCATTTTTCTGGTGCAGATAAAATTGATGTAACAAAAGAATCTACAAAAAATGAAACAACTAAAATAATGTCAGGGATTATGGGGGATAATCCACAAATTCAAGTTGTAGTAGAAGAGCATGGAAGTCGATCAGCATATCCAGACATAAACTTCATGTATGAACCAACTACTCCACGTTCTGCTCGGGGCATCTATGGTAATTTTAATGAGGTATCCGGCCCACTTAGTAAGTATGGACTCATCAATCAAAAGAAGAAATGGAGACAAGCACTTGGTGCAGGGTTTGGTGTAGCAGAAAACACTAAAGATAAATGGAATGAACCAGATCCAGAGGCAATGTATGGAGCAAGATATCCATACAATCATGTAACACAATCAGAGAGCGGTCATCTTATTGAAATGGATGACACTCCGAGTAAGGAAAGATTACATTGGTATCATAGGTCAGGAACATTTACAGAAATAGGTTCTCTTGGTCACAGAATTACTAAGGTGGTTAGTGAAGACTTTAAGATTAATCTTATGAATGATTATCATAGGGTAGTTGGAAGTAAGTATGAGAACATTGCTGGGAAATTAGATATTGTTTCTCAGAAATATTTTCATAAGGTAAAATCTGGTGTGTTTAAAGTGGAGGCTCAGGGAGATATTATATTTGACAATCCTACTGCGGATTTTACAGTCAATTCTAGGGGTATTACTCTTGATGCAGCTGGTGGTGCTATTGTCATAAAAGGAAGAAGTATTTCTATTGAAAAGGCGACAGCTGCAAGTACTGAAAATACTAAAGGGAGTGAAACTAAGAAAGTAGGAGGAAAATATTCTTTACGTTCTGGATCTATGGCTTTGTCTTCTAGAGGAACTTCTGGAATTACTTCAGGTGGTGCTATCAATTTTACTGCTACTGATAATATTCAAGAATCTGTAATGAATTTGGTAGGTGGGGTGATGGGAGCTCCAGCCCGCTCATTCAAAGCTGCGTTTGGAGATATTTTATTTGAAACTACTCTTTTAGGGGGAGTTGATTTAAATGTTGGACCTGCGGGATTATTAGGATCTATTTCAATAAGTAAACTTGGAGAAATTACAATAAAGGGTGCTGGTGGATTATCAGAAATAACTTTAGGGTTTACGGGAATTGAATTATCATATATGGGATTGTCAACCATATCACTGGGACCTAGTGGAGTAGAGGTTTCTGGATTGAAAGCTACAGTGTCAGGAACGGTTTCTGCTGCACTTGAAGGTGTGACAGCAAGTGTAAAGGGAACTGCTACAACAAAGGTGGAGGGAGCTTTAGCAAATCTTGAAGCATCTGGAATAGCAACCGTTAAAGGTTCAGTAACAATGATTGGATAAAGGAAAATATTATGGGTGTACCAGTAGTGGTATTTGTAACAGCAAATTCAAATGATTCAAATACTGCCAATAGTTATGGTAAGGATCATTATGGTGAAGTATTTAATGACAAGGTTCCTCAATCTGGGAAATATGGAACTGACTCATCAACTCCTGAGGATTTGCGTGGAGAATTTCAAGTAGATGTATATAACTTGGAAAGGTCCATAACTGGTGTACAACATTTATATTCAAATGGTGATCCAATTGTTGGTTCTACCGTTTATAGTACTGCATATTCTACTCGGTCTACTTTAGGCACTTTCCCATTAGGAGGAGGTGGATTTGAACAAATGGAATTTAATACTGGAGATAATACCTCATCTATTTCGGGTCAAACATCTGGAGCTGGAACGTTTCATAATTATGTAGCATTTGCTAATACTGGAAATGGGAATAATATTAGTTATAGTGCAACTGGCGGGATAAATCCTACTGGTTCAGCAGGTACTTCACATGGGCCGACTACGGCATATAATAGTTCTACACCTTTTGCGAATATTGAATTTGATTGTTCACATACATCATGTTCATTGAAAGCATCATCTGGAATTATAGTTTGGACACCAACTGCGGGTGGAGGTCATGGGGGCTCAGCTGGTACGGCTCTTGCTAATAATGTAACTAAGGGAATTTTTGCTCCGGAGTATGTGGATACCTACAATCAAGAGCAGGAAAACTGGACGCATACTTTTTCACCTATAAACAGTGAGTCGCGAGGTGGAGGGTACACTCGGGCGGGATTCTTAGAGAGAGCGTGGAGTTCAAACGGCGCAGGAGAACTTACCACTTATACTGGTTATTATGGTGGCAGAGCTGAAATGTGGTATCCAGGATTATCATATTCAAATGAAACCCCTAGCGGAAGTATGGTAGAGTCTCATAGAGGCTCAATAATTTTTAAGGTTATGCCAGATACAGAACACACTATGACAGCAAATATGGTTACAACTACTGTAGGAGTATCAAGTATATCAGTTAGTGCGCATGGTTCTAGTATAGGTTCTAGTGGACCACAATCGGGTTCTCCTACATCATCTGGAGCCCCAATTGCTACACACTCACGGGTAACTGTTACTACTAGTGCTGCACATAAAATGACAGATACACAGAATCAAGTAGTAATTGCTGGAGGAACAAATATTACTCATGTAAATGGGTTATGGAATGTAGCAACAGTTCCTTCTACAACTTCATTTACCTATGATGTTCCATATAGTTCAGCCAGCACGACTTCTGTTACTGGAACTCTTACTTGTGTGACTTTTGATGGAATTGATAAAACAGGTGCAATAGTAAAATCTGGGTCTAGTGTAGTAGGAGAAATTGTACATGGAGGCAATGCTGGAAATAATAAAGTTATTTTAAGGGGGGATGTAAGTCTTAGTGGATCTCATACTATTCATTCTAATTCTACATCTACTTCAATAGCGACAGTTAATTTTACTGGAAGTCGAACATATAAATCAATGTTTCATGATGCTGGATTAGAATTAAATGAGACTACTGGAGCGATTACCAGTAATGGAACTTTTGATGGAATTAATGATAAAGGACTAAAACAATTAGATGGTTATTTTCCTAAGTATAAGAATGGGAGAGATTATGCAGTTAATCAAACAAAAACGGATGGTACAATTTCACAAGCTCCTATTGCAGTAGGGGCTGATTCAGATATTGTAACTATTCATGGGGGTGATGGTGAACTTCCAAGTTCTGTATTTTTTAAATCTGTAATTTATGCAAATGGACATACAGCGAATGTAAAATATGCGACAGCATTAGGAAATTCTAGTGTTAAACCTTCTGTTTCAGTGGAGAATATCGCAACGATTTCAGGTCCTGATGAAGGAGCTGCTGGAGAAACATATTCATTAACTTATAATGATATACAGTTTCCGACACCAAATACTTCTTCATATTGGGCGCTGAAACGGGCAGACAGTTTGAGAATTATTGATCCTGATGACACTAGTTCTTCACCAGATATTTTAACATATGTGTCAACTGCTGAAATGTTTTATACACCAGTTCATTTTACAATAAGAGCGATGAAAAATTCTTCTCATTCTCCAACCGGTAGTTCAACTAAGACTATTAGTGGTTGGGGAACATATGAAAATGGAGAACACAATTATGTAGATGGAAGACTATACTTAAAGGTTTATAATAATACAGATGCGGATAGAGATGGTATAATAACAGTTTATGGAGATGCTAATAATGCAGACTCTGCCACGTCTGATAATTTTAATAGAAATGAAACCGCAAAAAAGATAGACAATGTTGCGGTGACTAATGAAGAATTTTTACAAAACAACTACTCTAACGGGAATTTTACCGTTATTAGTTCAGTTTAAAGGAGAATATTATGACAATGCCCGCATCAGTATCAGGAGATATGTCTTTAGGACATACAGGATTTAGCCCATCTCCTATTATACCAACAACTGCTACAGTTCTTGTAATGAATATGCCACCTCATGTTATGGGGGATATGATTGGACCTCATGTACTTGGAACTTCAGTTCATCCTGGTAGTATTATACAGACTTCCACTAAAGTTTTTTTTGCAAACAAGGGGGCGGCACGATTAATGGACAAGGGGAATTGCGGTGCGATGTTGATGGGATCTGGTAGTACAGTATTAATATCATAGGAGAATAATATGGCTTTAGAGTGGCAAAAACCAGGAGAATCTAAACCAGAAATGGTTAAGACATTAGAGGACCTTAAAGATGCAGCACATGAGGCAATTCGAGAACTAAAAGAAAGAAGAAAAAGGTTAAAGGAAAAACTCTCAGAGGACAAAGATGGCGAAATGGGAAAGTAAAACTCTAGCTGAAAGTGGTATTATAAAAGCAGTAGGAGAACAAGCTACTTCTGCTATTAATACTGTTAATTCTGTACTAGAATTAATTTCTGGTGGAGCAGAAATAGCAAAGAAGTTTCTTACTGCTTTAGGAAATCCTGCAGCTGCAGCAATAGCTGCGCTTGCTGATCAAATAATTGCCGCTCTTAATGATTATAAAGAATTGGGATTTTTTGCTCTAGTTATCAATCCATTTGATGAAAATTATGGGGGGAAAATTAAAGGAGAATATGGACTTGAAATGGTTACAGATGATAATGGGAATCCATATTTTAAATCTAGTCAAGTAATGAATCCTGATTCTCCATTTGATGGATTTACATTTACTGTAAGTGAGAACTATAGAGAGACTTTAACTCTTGAAAATTTAACAGCTGCAGAAGGTGGTCCTTGGAGAGATAGATTAGGAAGAAGTAAAGAAATGAAGGGGTTTGTTCCACCAATTCCAAAAATTGTTACACCACCCAAATTTGTTCTTGGTGGATATGACCCCGCTACATGGACAGGAACTATTCAATCAGTAGATACTTTTCCTTCTCTTCCTGCTCCTGATTGTATAAAATTAATGGCAGACTCATTTGATGATGAGGGGGATATCCCAAAATATGAAGTTATTAATAAAACAGAACCTATTTCTAAGGGTCCATTTACAGAGGGTGGAGGAGCAGTTTCTACTTATGATCCCCTTAAAGATTATACTATTCCTCTTTTTAAATCCGCAAATACACAACTAACAACCGCAGAAAGAGTCCCATTAACCAGACAGATTCAATCTGGTAGACCGAATTATTTGGGAAGTCCAGGAGTTAAAGTTTCAGCTCTTGCTATTGTAGTTGCAGCTTCTGATTTCCAAGAATTTATCGATGCATTTAAATCTTTGGGTAGTTTCTTAGGGAAAGGTGTTCCAGATTTAAGTAAAATAACAGATGCACTTGAAGACTTATTGACTCCTGACCCTATTGCTCTTACGATTGAAGTTAATACAACTTATGGAACATTTGCAGAAGGGGATGTTATTAAAGGAGATGATTCAGGAACAGTAGGAAAGGTTTCAAAAGTTATAAGTGCGGAAGCTTCTATTAGAACTAGAACAATTTATACTTTACAAAATGATGAATTTGGGGATCTTAATAAAATAGTTAAAGAAGTAATTGATACTAATAATCCTGTCATTTGGGAGGATACAAAAATAGAATATCAACCCCTTTGGGATCCGACAAATCGTTTTATTCCTGGAGAAAAGGTATATCAAGCAGAAGAAAAAGTTAGAGACAATCCAGATGGGACATCGACAAAATATTATAGAATTATAGGAAGTCAATATAAGAATAATGTACTTGGAATGAATTTTGGCAGAGCTGATTTTACTAGTGAAGATTCTCTTCCAAAATATGGACACATTAAGGGAATAGATGCAATTGCCCCAAATTCAATTCCACCAGATTTCTTTTCTATTAAAGCGGCGGAATTGGTTCCTGGATATACTGATTTCTTTGATGGTCTTATAGAAATGGCTAATGGTCTAAAAGGATTTGCTGTAGAGACTTCAGAGTTTATAGATGCATTAATTGATGTTATAGATGACTTGATTGAATTCTTTGAAGAGTTGGTGGCTAAGATTACTGCTTTCTTAGAATTTTTCACAAAAGGACTTCCACCAACTGGAATTTATATGCTTGGAATTACTACTACTGCTGGCAATGATGCAATAAAGACTGCATTAACAAGTTCAGACAATTCACCTCCTGAATCATTGAAATATAGTGGTGGAGTTCTTTTGGTATCAGTTGAAATTAATGGGGTTGACCCCTTGGTTACTTTTGGGGGGTTATTAGGATTAGATTTTGAATCAGTTGGATAGACTAACTAAATAAATACAATAGAGGAAAAATGCCTACTTATACTAAAGGATTTAAGGACATAGATTTAGATTTTACTGCTAACCCCGTTACTGGAGATGTGGTTACAGTTAAAGATTCTGTGTCAGTAAAAAGAGGAATTAAAAACATTCTTCTGACAGAAGAAGGTGAAAGACTCATGCAACCAGAACTTGGTTCTGGTATTAGAAATATGCTTTTTGAGCAGATGACAGATCTCAATGCTCAAAGATTAGAGACTGAAATAGTATCAGCGATTGAAGCATGGGAAGCAAGAGCTCGAATTATAGCAATTGTTGTTACACCAGAAGAAGAATATAATCGCTACAGGGTTGCCGTTACTTTTAGAATTATTAATGAACTTGAGGAGCAAGAACTGGAGCTATTTCTACAAAGAGAGAGATAACAGAATATGTCTGATGTTGCTTCAAAACTCAAAGTATCTGAATTAGATTTTGATACTATAAAAACTAATCTAAAAAACTTCCTGAGTGATCAAAATGAATTATCTGACTACAACTTTGATGGGTCAGCTATGTCTGTCCTTTTGGACTTGCTTGCCTATAATACACATTACAATGCATTTTATTTGAACATGATTGTAAATGAGATGTTTCTTGATACAGCATCTATTCGCAATTCTGTAGTATCAAGAGCAAAACATCTTGGCTATACTCCATTATCTGTTAGGGGAGCAAAGGCTTATGTGGATCTTACAATTACTCCAGCAGATACTCCCGCAACCATTGTTGTTGAAAAAGATACACAATTTTCATCTACGATAAATGGAATTAGTTATATATTTGCTACAGCTAATTCTACTACAGTTAATGTAAATTCTAATGGAGTATACACTACAGCAAATGTAGAGTTGTCACAAGGCATTCCACTTACTCATCGTTATACAGCAAATACTCAAGATCCTGACCAGAAATTTGTGTTACCAAATGCTAACACAGATACTAGTACTCTAACAGTAAGAATACAAACTTCAGCTACAAGTTCAAATCTTTATGCTTATGCTCTTGCAAATGATACAACAACAGTCAACTCTACAGCTAATACATATTGGTTAGAAGAATCTGAAGATGGAAAATATGAGGTAGTATTCGGAGATGGGGTTGTTGGTAGGAAGCCAATTACTGGTAATATTGTTTTACTTTCCTCATTGGTTGCGGATTCTACAGAAACTAATGGAGCAAAAACCTTTTCTGCAGTTAGCGATGTTGGTGGATATTCTAATGTAGCAATTTCTACAAGAACAGTAGCATCTGGTGGTTCAGATAGAGATTCAATTTCTAAAATTAAGTTTAATGCACCAAGAAATTATCAAGCACAAAATAGAGCAGTAACTATTAATGATTATATAAGAATTTTACAAAGAGATTATCCTGCTGCTGAATCTGTTATTGCATGGGGTGGAGAAACAAGTGACCCGCCAGTTTATGGGAAGGTATATATTGCGATAAAGCCTGCATCTGGACTTACTCTTTCTACTGCGACAAAAAATTATATTAAAGATACAGTTCTTGGAAAAAGAAATGTAGTTTCTATTACTCCAGAAATTCAAAATCCAGATTATATGTATGTGACAATAGATTCAACTGTTAAATATGACTCTACAAAAACTACAAAATCTGCTGAAACGATTAAATCAACAATTTCAAATACCATATATCAATATGGAGTAGATAATCTTGAGAATTTCTCGAATGAATTTAGGTATTCTCCTATGGTGAAAAAAATTGATGAAACTGAATCATCTATTGAAAGTAGCTTAACAACAGTAAAACTTAAACGGTCTTTTACTCCAACTTTAAATGTTGCTTTATCTTATACCTTAAATTATTCTAATGAACTTTTTCAAATTGCAGGAGCGGCATCAATTTCTAGCACCCAGTTTTCTCATAGAGATGATAGCGAGGTGTTAAGAACAGGTTGTTCTTTACAAGATTCTAATGGGATAATGCAGGTTTATAGAACTGTTGGAGCATCCAGGGTTACTGTTGCAAATAATGTTGGATCTGTAACGTATGGTTCTGGAAAAGTAGCACTTACAACTTTTGCTCCAGTGGTTATTTCAGATGGCTCAGCAAATGTAGCGATTACAGTTACTTTAGCATCTAGTGATGTTACTCCAATTAGAGATCAGATTCTTCTTATTTCAAATTCTGATATTACAATTGCTATGGTTGATACTGCGGGAACAGGAACTGACACTTCTGTAAGTTCTACTTCCGCTAGTGGTTCTACTACTGGTGGTTCAGCTGGAAGTGGTGGAGCGGGGAGTAGCTACTAATGCAATCTGATGGTGGAGTTCTTTATACTCAAATAGAAGGTCAACTCCCTTCATTTATACAAACCAATCATAGCAAATTTACTACGTTTGTTGAGAAGTATTATGAATTTCTTGAACTCAATCTCCTTACCTTTACTGATCTTGATCTTAATGAAGATAAACCAGTACAAGAAAGTGCTGATGTAACTTATGTAGTTTCAGTTACCACAGGTAATAATGATTTTAGTGCTAACACCAACAAATTTTATCTTGATGGAACGGTTTCTCCAGACGTTACCATAGACCCCACTAAGAAAACTATTTTTGACCAAGGTGATATTTCACTTCTTACTCATACTTTAAAAATATCTGACACTCCAGATGGAATTTGGGGAGTTGGTGGGGAAGAAAATGCCAATACTGAAGTAACATATTTTTCTGGAATACAGGAAATTCTCTTTAAAGATGAAGCTGAAAATTCTTTAGTAAGTGAAGATGCTGTTCCTTTTTGTGCTGAGCTTGTTGATGTAGCAAGAACTATTATTGAACCCAATCCAGATAATGCAGGAAAAACCTTTTATTATTATTGTAATACACATTCTGGAATGGGTGGTTCTATTGTCTTTTCTAATACATCTTCTTATATTTCTCTTGAGAATGGAAATACTGCAGTTGGTAATACTAATTTAAATTATATTGATTATGAAAATCCAAACAGACAAGGTGAACAATTCCTTAGTGGTGAAACAATTGAGGGAGCAAATTCTGGTGCACAGGGAGTTGTTAGAGGTAAGTATTCCACAACACAAGCATATATCCAAGAAACTAATAATGGGGCATTTCAAGTTGGTGAAACAATTTCTGGATTGGAATCTAGAGTTACTGCGAATGTTAGTTCTTATACCAGACAACCAATTAATGCATCAAGAAATGTTAAATCTTTCCAAGATGTTGATAAGGCACCATTAGGATTTGTTGAACTTTTCCGCAAGGAGTTTTTACCAGGACTTCCTGCGGATATGCTTTCTAGAAAGCAAGACGCTCTTAAACATATTAAAGATTTCTATAGAGCGAAGGGAAATGAAGATTCTTTTAGATATATTTTCAGACTTCTTTATGCAAAAGAAGATATATCTTTTTATTATCCTAGTACTGATATTTTACGATTGTCTGATGGTAGATGGACTCTCGACAAATCAGTTAAGATAGCAACCTCTCTTGCTAATAATATTGGAGTTTTTGTTGGACGAGAGGTGGTTGGTGAAATTTCTAATGTAACTGCACTTATAGAAAAATCTGAAAGTTATCAAATAGGTGCTACAGGTGTTACTGAATTATATTTGTCAGGCATTGATGCTAATAATGCGACCTCAGGATATTCAACATTTAAAGTTGATGAAAAAATTACAACGACCACAGCAGATGATAATGGAGATTATGGATCTGCGAATACTACTGGAGTTCTTTCTGGTGTTTCTATTGATGCTGGTGGGTCGAACTATCTTGTGGGTGATGATGTTCTAGTTTCTGGTGGTGGTGGTGCTCAAGCAGCGGCTAAGGTTGCATCAATATCTGATGCTACAATTAGTCAATTTGATATTATTGATGCAGGAGATGGATATACAATAGGTGATACAGTCTCTTTTGTGAATGAGGGAACTGGTGGAACTGGTGGTGCGGCGCGTGTTAATTCTATTATCCCCACCTTTACTACTGTACATATTTCAGATATTATTAATACCTTTAAAGATAATAAAATTAATGCAGCAGCATATTCAGCGCCTTGGACAGAATATACTCGAAATAATCATATTACTTCAAATTCTACAACTACTTTTACTGTTCCTTATGATGGATTATCAGGTTCAGCACCAAAAGAGGGTGATTTAATAATATCATTTCAAAGTGGTGAGACTATTACAACTTATACTCCGGATAATTCCTTTTTTGCAACAGTTATTGCTGCAACTGGTTCAAGTGTAACATATGCTCAAGGATCAATAGTTTCTTCCAGCCTTACAGGTGATGTTACTATAAGGGGATTTAGTGATGATGATGCTGTAACTATCTATGATCTTACAAAAAAAGGAGATGGTACAGTAATTGGAGCTGATGGAACCGCGGCGGCTTTTTATGCAACTGGTGGATCTTTTAATATCAATGGAACTCCAACTGCTAATACAGAAGCGGCGACCACATATGGAATGGCATCCGTATCAGATATTGAGTTAGGCGCTATTCGTGGTATTCAAATCCTTTCCTCTGGTCAAGGTTATGTATCTATTCCACAAGTTACAGTCGCAAATACTATTACAGAATCTTATAAAGCTGATGTTTCAAAAACTGGAGCTAATTCTGTTTTTGTACAGCTTGCGGGTGCAACAGCAAATCAATTTACTGCTAATACAAGAATTGAAAATGATGCTCAAACTGCGGTTGGATTTGTTTTAGATTATATTGATAAACCTACAACTACAACATTAGCTACTGGTGGTAGTGTAACTTTGGTGGCTACTGGTAACACCCATCTACGTGTCCAGATGATAACAGCGAATAGTTTTTCAGCTGATGAAAGATTAACTACATTTAAGAATGAGGCGGGCGGAAGTCCAATAGGAATTGGAGATTTTACTACTGCTAATATTACACTTGCTGGTACTACAACCGCAACTCTTACTCAAGCAGAACATGGTTATTCTACAGCTCAAAAGATTAATTTATCTGGAATATCTACAGGGGTTACTGCTGATGATACTAAGTTTAATGGGCTTCATGCTATTGCTACGGTTCCTACTACAAACACATATACTATTACACTTTCTGGTACTACAACCACACAATCTGTACCTAATGCCTCAGTTAGAAAAATAGTTACCGCAAATACTTCTTCATCTAATACCGTCTTTGCGAATACTGGAATACCTGGAAATAATGCAACCATTTCTATTGCATCTATTGCGATTGGTGCTATAGAATCTCTTACAATAACCAATTTTGGTGCGAATTATACTACATCACCCGAGATAGATGCATCAGGTTCAGGAGATGGAAACGCAACTCTTACTGCTCAACTTGGTGCCCTTGCTGAATATGCAGGATATTTTGATGGTAATTATGGTCTTTTAAGTACTATTGGTAAACTTCAAGACAATTATTATTATCAAGATTTTTCATATGTTATTAAAACAGATGTGGATGTAAAAACCTATCGTGATAAGATTCTTAATTTGGTTCATCCATCTGGAATGCTTATGTTTGGAGAGATTGCTATTACTTCAGACTCTTCAGCAAGTATGTTTGATAATGCTACACGGAATGCAGCAACTACCATTGCCAATACTCAACACGGAATAGATGTTCCTCTATATCAACATCATGATATTGAGATTATTAAACAAACAAACCTTGTACATAGTATGGCTGATACTCAACTTTGGCCAATACTTTTTCCTCCTAATGCTCAACGGGCTATAGATGCAACTTTAGAAAGTCCACACGTTGACTTTGATATTGTTTTAGAACAAAATATAGATGGTATAGCGTTAGAAGAATCTGGACTTGATGGTAGTTTTTTATATGAATCTACTGGAGAAATTCTTTTAGAATATGATGTTGATGGTAGAGATAGGATCATAGAAGAAACTGTTGATTATATTTTGAATGAGGATGGTACAGTAATAGTACATGAAGATATAGATGATACTATTAATTTAGTTTTTGAGCAGGGGGGATACCCCGTTACAGAAGTTGCAATACTTACAGCTGAGGGAGGAAGCTATGATGAGTATGAGCTTGTTACAGAAACATTTAGTCAGCGTTTTGAATTCGAGCAAGCCACTGGTGGACAAAGATATGATGTAGAACATTCAGCTTCTTCCGTTGGAGGCTACCATCAAGGTACTGCGTATATGGAAATGGAAGTTTCTAGTGGTGGTGGAATCCCTGTTAATACAATCAATGCGGGTAATCGACTTGCTTATATGCAATTAGAAGATTATGATCGAAGCTCACCAGATGGGAAAAATTCACCTATAAACATATTACAAGAACAAGACCTTCTTTCTCACATTTTACATGAAGACACTGAAGTTCAACTCTTACAGGAAGATGGTAGAACAGACTTTCCACACGTTTCTACAGAAGGAATTATTCTTTTAGACCAAACAGATGCACTTTCTAGGAATTTTCTTTTACATGAAGAAGAAAAACTTTCATATCATATTACTAATTCTCATGGTGGTGATGAATTTTATATTTTACCAGAAGCTGATGGCGATTATTATTTCATAAGACAAGAAGGAATTAGCCCAGCAGATTATGGTGATTTTTTCTTCCTTGAAGATGGGCGTGTTGCGGAAGATTCAACAACTGGTGGAAGAGTTATGGGCTTTGATTCCATAGATGAGAAATCTTTTATCACACTCGAAAGACATGATTGGATAGATGATACTCATATGAAGGGAGAATCTACTTTTGAATTTGGCTATTCACTTCCAGTTATTCAAATGCCATATGCTGAAACGGGATCTGTTAAGATTGATTTCGGCCCCGCTTATGATCTTCTACTTGAGGATGGAAGTTATCTAATACTAGAAGACCCCAATGCACAAGCATATCCAACTTATCTTGCATTTGAAAACACCATGCAAGAAGAGATATCTAAGGATTATGTAGTTACAGTTTCTACTGGTACTGCTAATTTAGCAGATGGGATTGGATTAGAGGATGGTACAGGAGTTATAGAGATTGAAGGTGGTTTAGATAAGATTCTTTCTGAAGCTGGTGGCGATGTAATGTCTGATGTGATAAGAGAACCAATTGCTTTTGAAATCACACCTAAAGTTACTGTATCAGCAGTAACTTCAGACCTTATTCTTGAAGATGGTGGTAGAGCTGTACTTGAAGATTCTGAATATTCTGAAGATCTTTCCAGAAGTATTATTAGACTTGAAGAAGAATTGCTTCCTTTTGTTTCTCTAACTTCTGGTTCATCACAATTTCAACATGCTGCTACATGGGGCAGAATAGATGAATACACAATACTTGGAAGTTTAATTTCTGCACAAGTTGGAGGTAAGGAAGAATTTGTTGCATTTGAATCAGTAGATATAGCACAAGCTGGTGTAGTTCTTCTTGAAGATGATTCTGGGAAAATGATTACAGAAAGATCAGTTATTCCTTCTTTTCCAGATGTTCAACCATTAGAAATTAACATTCCACTATCATCAGCTTTAGATCAAGCTCCTGGAGATGAAGTTGCACTTGAAGATGGTTCTGGTGCGGTTAAGCTTGAAGGAGATTATATTGGTCTTGAAGATGGTACTGGTGGAATTGCATTAAATCATACTTATGGAAGATTGGCAGAAGAAGATTTTGGTAGACTTGCTACAGAAAGAAGAAGACTTCTAAATGAAATGAATTGGGCAAGGGCTGAATCTGATGGTGCAGTATCTAATTATTTTTATGAAGCACAAGGTGAATTATCTCTTACAGGTGGAGAAGAATTTGAACTCTTGGCAGAAAATGGTGATAAGTATGTATCTGAATCTGTCGAAACTCCTATTTCTATTTCTTCTCTTACTACTGAGGGGGGAGATTTTCTAGTTCAAGAGTCAGATCATTCTTCAAGGATAATAGGAGAATTTTCAGCAGATATAGACCAAACAGCAAAAATACTTTCAGCAGATTATGGAAGAAAAAATGAGGCTGTTGGAACTAATACACAATTTGAGGTTGACTTTGCTGCTCCTGTAACTTTAGAAGACGGAACCTTAATAACCCTTGAGACAAATACTTCACAAGATTATTTACTTGTTCTTGAAAATTCCAATGATAGAATATATGAATCCTTAGTTTTAGAATCTAATACTACAGGTGCTCCTGGTAGAATATCATCTGAAGAAGAAATTCAATATACTACCCAAAGATTGGTTTATCATGATCTTTTAGATCTAGTAACAGAAGAAGATAACATTTTGACAGAAGAAATAGATAATGTTTTACAAGAAGATTATCTTGATAATATTGTACAAACGATTCCAATGGAAGATTTTGTAGCAAATATAGCTCTCGAAGGAGATAAAACAGCGGATAGTATTTTACTTGAAAGTTATACTCCAGATACTACAGAGGGTGCGGTTACTGTGGGTGCTAATACTTATGCAAAACAATGGGGTGATAGTCAGATTACTCAATCTGGAACTACTGTTTCTATCGCCAGTGGTATATTCCCTTATGGAGCGGCTGGAGGAACTTTAAGATATGCAAATGGAACTGTTACAGATATCACAGCTCTTAATGCGACCATGACACAAATTACTGTTGATAATTCAGCAACCGTTGGTTCCGCTCAAGATTATAGAATTTATTATGGAGATTTTGAATCTACACCGATACTAAATCCAAGAGTTATGAAGTGTGAAGTAGGAACTACAGATACTAATGAAATTGGAAGAGAATATCAATTTCTAATTAATGATTGGATTGATATAACAATACAAGGACTTTACAATCGACATGGAAATGATATTGTTCTTGAAGATGGTGAGAGAATACTTTATGAAGATGGAGAACTTACACAAGATGAAAATGTTATACTGTTAGATGATACAACTACAGATACGCCAACATCTTCTACAATAGGAAAATTAGGATATGAAGGTGATAATAATTTATTATTTGAAGATATACATTATAATGCGAAAATGCTTTTGTATGACGCTGAGAGATTTAGAATCAAAGAAATTGCTAATAACACTAGTATGATTATGTCATCAACCGAAACGGACTTTCAGACCCCAAGGTCTGATATAACTTTCTTTATAGAGCGAGAAGAGAGAATAACTTCTTGACTAAATATAAAAGAACAACAATTTTAAATATTTTTGGAGGAAATTCAAAATGCCTGCTATAGTAACTAACAAATTTCGTATTCATAACGCCAAGCAATTTGTGGAGGCGTTTGACGAGGTGTCCACTACCTCTGGGGCGGCAGTCTCCGACTCTGGCGGGCTCCTTAACACAAATATGTACCTTTTCATAGGAAAAGTTACAGCGTGGTCCGAAGGCGATTCGACACCACCAACTCCCACTGATGCGGTAGCTAATACCCATTATGAGAACTGGCGAGACATGATCGCAGCGAAGAAGATTACTTCTTCAGATGTTTCTCATGTGATTCCACGTAAAAACTGGACTAATAATACCAATTATTTTGCATATACTCACACAGAAGCGGATCTTTATAGTCAAGATTTTTATGTTATGACAGATGCTTATAATGTGTATAAATGTTTGTCAAATAGTGATGTTACATCTGCTGGAGCTGATGCGACAACTTCTACAGTTAAACCAACTGGAACAGGAACTAGTATTATTTCAACTACTGATGGCTATAAATGGAAGTTTATGTATCAAATTTCAGCGGCAGATGCCTTGAAGTTTGTAACACCAAATTACATTCCTGTCGCTACAGTCAGAAGAGCGAATGGTTATCTTGCCAATACTTATGATAATGCCCCTGGTCAAGTTCAGTTTGATGTAGAAACTGCGACTGCAGCAGCTGCTGGAGGAAATGGAGCTATTGAAGTTATCCATATGACCACACGGGGATTGGGTTATCATGGTGAAGTTTCTACTGTCCAAGCAGGTGCAACTCCATCTACAACTTCATGTGAAATTGCTGATGGTTCAAGTTTTGCCACTGATGCTCTTGTGAATAGTGATATCTATTTTACAAGTGGTTCTGCGAGTGGACAGGGTGGAACTATTACTGATTTTAATACAAGTACTGATGTAGTAACATGGACTCCCGCTATAACAGCACCATCTTCTGGAGATTCTTATGTAATTGGACCAAAGGTTGTAATTTCTGGTGATGGACAGGGTGCTAATGCAAGAGCAACAGTTAATTCTACTGGTGGAGTTAATGCTATAACAGTGATTGCTGGGGGGAATAATTATTCCAATGCAACTATTTCAATTGTTTCAAATACTACTGGTCAGTCTATTTCTGCTACGACATTAACACCTATTGTCGGCCCAGCTGGTGGACATGGTGGAGATGCTATTAAAGAACTTGGTGGATATTATGTTCTTACCAATGCTAGACTTGAGTATTCTGAATCAAATAATTTTACTACAAATAATGATTTTCGTAAAGTAGGACTTCTTGCTCAACCAACTTGGGCAAATGGAGATATTTCTACTGCATCAGTTATTGATCAAGCAACTACAGTTGTTATTACATCTTGGAATGGAACAGTATTTGCTACAGATGAATTAGTAACTGGAGCGACTTCTGGATGCACAGGAAGAGTGGTTGATTTTACAAGTAATAATACTTTGAGATTGACAGATATTATTCCGGCTGGGAATTCTACTACAGATGGATATAATGGTATCGATGGATATTTTACTACGACAGAAGTTATCGCCGCCAATACTGGTGGAAATGGTGGTTCTGGTGCATCTGCTACAGCTAATGGTTCTGGTGCGGTTACAGGAGGAGATTTGACAAGATTTTCTGGAGACATTCTCTATGTGGAAAATCGTTCGCCAGTAACACGGGCGTCAGATCAAATTGAAGATGTTAAGTTGATTATAGAATTTTAAACATTAATTTAAAATTCACAAAATAATTATATTAAATCAATTAGGAAAAGTATAAATGGCGCTTTCTACAGACTTTAATGTTGATCCCTATTATGATGATTATGATGAGACTAAGAATTTTCATAGGGTTTTATTTAAACCAGGATATGCGGTTCAAGCCAGAGAAGTTACACAGCTTCAGACTATTCTACAGAAACAAATAGAAAGGCATGGTGAACACCTTTTTAAGAATGGTAGTATAGTTCTAGGATGTGAACTTAATTATGACAATGAAGCAAAGTCTTTGAAACTTGAAACTCAGTATTCAGGTGCTGATGTTTCTGTTTCAAGTTTTGCGAACACAATCATTAATGGTGGAACTTCTAATGCAAGGGGCAGGATTGTATCTACTGAGGCAGGAACTGCTTCAGAGCAACCTACTCTTATGTTTCATTACATGAATAATAATACATTTCAAGATGGTGAAACAATTACAATTGTTGGCTCTTCTATATCTGCTAACACAATAAGCGCGGCTGGGGTTTCTGGTCTTGCTGATGCTGTAGCAAATAGTTCAGTATGTAGTATTAATTCTGGAGTTTTTTATGTTGGGGGATTCTTTGTTATGCTGGATGCCCAGACATTAACTCTTGAAAAATATACTTCTACTCCTTCTTACCGTGTTGGAATTCAGGTTACTGAAACCATTACAACTTCTGATGGGGATGGTTCTTTACTTGACCCCGCTCAAGGAGCATATAACTATGCTGCTCAGGGGGCGAATAGATATACGCTTACTTTATCTCTTAGTAAGAAAGCCTTTTCCGCTGCTGATCCAGTAGAGGCGGCAGCTGATGAGAACTTTTATCAACTTTTAAAAGTTAGTTCTGGGCAAAAGCTCCAGGAAGTAAAATATCCAGTTTATTCAGAATTAGAAAAAGTTCTTGCTAGAAGAACTTCTGATGAATCTGGAGATTATACAGTTATACCATTCAATCTTCAAAAGGTTGCTCATCAAGGAATTACAGGCACTACAGCAAATTCTGGAACTGGTCTAGCATCTAGATTGACAGGAGCTGGAACTCTTTTTCAAAAAGAACTTTCAATAGGTGATATTGTATATTTAAGTGGGGCTACAACAACAACAGCAACAGTTGATACAATTATATCAAATACTGTAGTAACTCTTGATGGATCTTTAGCTACTGATACTTCTGGACAGAGTATACATTTTGAAAATAAGTATTCTGCTGGTCTTGATCCTGGCAAGGCATATGTTAAGGGATATGAATATGAAAATATTTCAACTAAGTATGTCACAGTAGATAAGGGGCGTGATACTGCGAATGTATCTACATTTGGATTGAATACTTCTTTTGGAAATAAACTTCATGTTGAACGTGCTAATGGATATTTTGATGTTAGTGCCCATCAAATTTTAGATTTACATTCTGTTCTTTCTGCAAATGTAGTAACAGGAACTGATACAGTTGATACTATACATGGAACAACAAACTTAACAAATCAGTCAAGAACTAAAGTGGGAACAGCCCGTGTCAGAGACATGGATTGGTATACTGGATCTGGAAATGATGCAAATGGTTCTCATTATCATTCAGATTATATTATGTATCTTTATGATGTGAGATCATCAAATAATAAAACTGGAGTTGTTGGCGATACA